CGCTATCAGGGCATTGGAAGAGTATTCTGCATCCCATACGCAATAGACGCTATATCAATATTATTTGTATGCTGCGTATTGATTTTTACATATAAAATACAGCCCGAGAATAAAAAGTGTGTACTTTTACTGTGTACTTTTTCCCGCTGCAATGGCTGCATCAAAGATGCCCTCTATGTTTTCTGCTATTACTTTATCCTGTCCGTTTATGGCGTGCGCGTACACGCCGTATGTATCCATATTTTGGCTGTGCCCGATAACCTGCTTTAGCTGGCCTGTTGGCAAATTGGCTGCTATGCTGACAAATGTATGGCGCAACTCGTACAAGGTGCATTGCGTAATGCCGTTGGCGGCGCAGTATCTTTGCCACGCGCGGCGAATGTTCCGCTCTTCTACCTGTGGAAAGACGCGCTGGCACATTCCGGTCAAATCTTTTTGTGCGTTAAGTTCTTCCAGCGAACGAGCCGAAAGGATAACTGCGCGAGGGGCATTCTCATTCTTTCCCCTTGATTCTTTCCCGTATATGTTCACGGAGCGCTTGAGCCGAGCTACACCGCCCTCAATGTCTCCCCATTCAAGACCCAGAAGCTCACCTGGCCGCATTCCTGTAAAAACGGCCAGCCTATAATAATGTATATATTCGTCAAATACCCTGTGCCCCCTGCTTAGGGTGGTATCGACGTTCAAAAGCGTTATAATGTCGGTTGGCTGCAAAATTGTTCGCTCTTTGAAACGCGCTCCCTCTGGAACGTGCAGTTCTTCCGGCTCAAACGTTGTCCATCCAGAGCGGCGGCAAAACTTGAAAAAGCTCCGCAGGTCGCCCGCAATATTCTTAATGGTCTTTTTGCTGCGGCCTGCTGCAAAAGCATCATCCAGTATGTCTTGTACTGCCTGCTCTGTTAGGGAAGTCAGGCGCGTGTCTCCGATGCGCGGGGCAATCCATTTGTTATAGCGTCCCTGCATGGGTTTCCAGTTTCCCTCGGAAGAAATTTTCATCTGGCGGGCCATGTATTGGACATACGCTTCTGCAACAGTCTGTTTGCGATTCTGTATGCCCTTTTCAAGCCATGCGTCGGCTTTGGCGTTGGCTTCACGCTGCCCTGTACGGCCTGGCTTGGCGCTGGTGAACGTCTTGCGCACTCCGTCCTTCTGCACATTGATTTGCCAACGGTTGGCAGATTCAATCCATTTCGCTGTATTTGTTCTTTTCATCTTGCGTTGCCCCTTTCTTTGTGATAGAATAAGGGCGGGTTAGAGCTTGTCCGCTTTTATAAACCCACCTTTAAGCAGTTTCGATGTTACAGCATCGGAGTTGCTTTTTTCATGTTTTTTCGCGCTTGAAATGTGTTATAGTCCGATTAAAGGCATTGACAAATGGAATTTTTTGTGAAAGTGTTGAAGCACGACTAATGGTTGTGTAAAATACAATTATTGGTTTTTGCTTTGCATCTTTTTCACTTTCTTAATATAAGAATCTCGTTTGTCTGCGTAATACGGGCTTTTTATTTTCTTTAAAACAGAAAGAGCTTTATCGTATTCGCCAATTTTTATATACAAATCAGGAAGCCGGAATGTCCATTTTGAACCGTCGAACAGCAGCCCTCCGCTTTTCCAGATTCCCTCCCAAAATTCAACCAAAAAACCAATATCACCCGTTTTTTCAAAATAGGATTCTGCGTATATGATTTGTTCAAGTTGCTTGTCCTGCGCTTTTAAATCTCGCTGTAACTTTCTAATTTCTGAATCATCAGACACGACATCTTCAATTTTTTTCGATTTCGTTTGCTTAATGGGAACGGGCTTTTGCGGTTCCTGTTTTAAAAAGTCAAAAAATCCCACGGTATCACATCCCTGCTTAAAATTGGAGGAGAATTATGGAAAAAGAAGAATTGATAGAGATTATTATCAAGGATATCATAAAATTGCCGTATGAAGTGCAGGAGAAGCTGATTAAAAAATACGAGGTGAATAGGAATGAAAAAGATAACTGATTTTTTCCTTCTTGTGGAATGTGTGATTCTTAATAGCACCTATAAACTAAGTCAATTTGAGAAAAAGCACGAGGTGCTATTTTTATTAGTTGTAGAAATCCCATTGTGCGTAGTCGCATCCGTATTGACCAGTTTAGCAATGCTAGCTTTACATATTTTATAAAAACATTGCTAACATTGCTGCAATAAAATTTGTTACAAGTGTTGTCAAAAGTGTTGTTACAATCGATACGCCTATCGGGACACAAATCGACCTCGAACAAAACCGATAAAAATCCAATTTTCTGTATTGCAGGTAATCCTTCCCTGTATCTGTTATAAAAACCCGCCGCGTATTCCCTTTAGATACGTATATATTTACAAGTTTACAATGGGAAAGCCTAGAGTAAATTTCGACGTCGTTTTTGTTGTTGGCATTGTATATTGTACAGATAGGCTTTTTCGATTTCATGCCATTGTTAATTTGTTTTAGGACGGACAGTTCTTTTGGACTGAGGGAAATTTCATCAAAGCTCATTTTTGCCCCCGTTTTCTCAACTCAGCTATAACATCTTCCTGTAAAAGCAAGAGGTCTTCATAAGACAGCTTAGAAAGTCTTTCCCTACGCCCATCGCCTTGTGCGGTGGGCTTTTTTTCGTTTTCGAAGCCACCGGTCAGGTCGTCAACGGTAACTCCTAGCAAACTGGCAACATCGGCTAGCACGTGCTCTGGCAAATCGCGCCCATTTGCTAGCATTTCAGACAAATAGCCACGACTTTTCCCAAGCTCTGTACTAATATGCGTGAAGGCAATTCCTTTTTTCTTTGCTATTTTCTTGGCTTTTTCAACGTATCGCACACAAATCACACCGTTTCTTTGTGCATATTGCTAATTCGCTAGAAAATGCTAGAAAGCTATTTACATCTAGCATAAATGCTAGTATAATAGACAGCATAGAGGGCAACAAAGAACCAAGCCCCCTAAAATTCAGCGGACTAGCTAAAAATATGCTGTTATAAATCTCGCAAGTTCATAGTAGCATATTTTCTAGCAATAGTCAACTAGAAAGGAGCTTTTGCTAGGTGAATATTTCGAAAATTGATGCATTGTGCCGAAAAAACAATATTTCTCGCACAATCCTTGAGGAACGCGCCGGAATCTCAAACGGCGCACTTGGCAAGTGGGAGAAATCGCCTTACGGCCCCAGCATCACGACGCTAAAGAAAGTGGCTGACTATTTCGGCGTGCCGATTGATTACTTGCTAGCCGATAACTAGAAAGAAAGGAATAACCGATGCTTATCTACATTTTTCTTTATATGATTGGTCAGCAGCTCAATATGGGTACTACCTACTGGGTTCTGTTCTGGGTCTGCCTGACCGCCCGCATTGTCATTACTTTTGCAAAGTTCATGATGAACCGCGGAGTAAACAAGTTGGCTGATGAAATCATCGATTTCTGGAATAGGTGAATAAAATATGCGAATTGACCGAATCAAACTAATTGCCGAAATGGCGCGGCAAGACTTGACTGTAAAAGCCCTTTCAGAAAAGACTTGCGTATCTCGTATGACAGTTTCTGCCATGCGATGCGGGAAATCTGTCAACGACAACAGCGCTCGACACGTTGCCCGCGCTCTGGGCGTGGACGTGGCAGACCTACTTGAAAGCGGCAAATAAGCCGAGAAAGGAATTTTATGTCAAACGAGAAACTTACTCTTGACGTCCCGGAGCTTGCAAAGGCTTTAGGGATTTGCAAACCTCGCGCCTATGAATTGATAAAGCAAAAAGACTTCCCGTCAATCCAGATCTCCGAGCGCCGCTTCATCGTTCCCCGTGCCGCGCTGGATAAGTGGCTGCTGGAACAGGCGAACCACGACAGTGGAAGCGGCTGTAAGTGAACTGATCGCAGAAAGAAAGGAGTGACCACCATGACAAACCTTGCTTTTACAGCGCTTATCAAAAGCAAGGGCTGGAACCAGAAACGCCTTGCAGAAGCCGCCAGAATAAACCCCGGCGTGTTTTCGCACCGCGTAAACGGACGGCAGGATTGGCAATGGACGGAAGTCCGCAGAGTGTGCGAAGTTCTTAACATCACACTTGAGGAATTTGCCGAGTATTACCCAGCTGGAACCCGAATCCGCGTAAAGCGGCCACCAACGAATGAGGAACGCATCGACAGCGTTCTTTCAGAGCTAAGAAGTATTTTAATTCAAAGGAGTGTTTGAAATGACAGCAAAAAAAGAAGCCGCCCCGGTACTGGCATACCGGAACGGCAAAGGAAAAATGAGCAAAGGTAAAAGCTCTATTTGTATTTTACCACTTCCCCGCGCTGCCGTCAAGCTGGCAATCACCGCAGATTTGGTGTTGCTGCTGGCTGCGCTCGGTTCTCTCAACATCCCCACCACCATCGCCGCCCTGCTGGCGCTGAATCTGCTGTGCGGACTGTATTTTAAGGAGGCATCCCGCCATGAAGAAATTTGAACTTATTTCCGAATTTGTAACGAACGTTTTCGGGAAGAAGCTGTTCCGTATTAAGGCTCTCGTCTCTTTTGGCGACGTAAGCGCTGGCGAACTGGGAGGTTTTGTTGAAAAAGAAGAAAACCTCTCCAACAATGGCAATGCCTGGGTCTCCGGCAATGCGCAGGTCTCC